TAGTTGATTGCCGCGTAGTTGATTGTTGAGTAGTTGATTGTTGAGTAGTTGATTGTTGAGTAGTTGATTGTTGAGTAGTTGATTGTTGAGTAGTTGATTGTTGAGTAGTTGATTGTTGAGTAGTTCCACCCTGGGTGGTTGAGGGAGGAGTGGAAGTATGATTATAGGGGGGAGATAGATAATTACCAAACCAAATGACAGCAAAATTTTGGAAGACACCAGCACCCATAGAAAGCCAGGGATTATACCCAGACCACTCATTTAGATTAAGGATGGCATTATTATGGGAGGGGCTTTCGGAGAAAGCTTTAATAACTCTAGTTGGATCAGCTAAAGAGAATATGGCGGTAGAATAAGCTACTTCAGCTCCAAATCCAGGATATTGATTTTTACTAATTTGGGAAGGTTTATACCACATACATGGACCCGAATTATTAGTTGGAGTGTAGCAACAACCTTCATATAAATCTGGTCTGGATCCAGACCAAGAATGAATATTACAATATATACTATAAGGTTTATTGTAATATAAATCTTTTACATGATAATCTGATACATCAAACATTAATTGAGAATATTTAATGGGTTGTTTATTTTGACTAATCCGATATTCATTAGTCAATCTAGCTAAATTTTCACTTGGAGTTTCTAAACAAAGTCCACTAAAACTCAATAATCCCATAATTAACCATTTAAGCATTTAATTATAAAAAAAAATTTAAAATATTATAAATGTCAGATATATTGACATTTATAATAGATAATGAACAAAACATTCTACGGTTATTCAAACATTCTGAAACTGTCGGACAAATTACTGAACTCATATTACAGTACCGATATCGAATATTATCTTATTTGGATATATATCAAGTTAATGTATATCCAAATGAATATCAAACATTATTGTCAGAACAATATCTTTTCAACATAGATGGACAAATATTAATATCTCATATTCGCCAAATTAGAATATCACCGTATTGGGATGAATTTGTTACTTATTTCACCCAATTTTCTCATCCTACTGAACTGTCAACTATTAAAAATCTACTTTATCAAATTTAACATCTCAATATTGTGTCTGTTTCTTGCAAACGTTTTGATAGCTTTTATTCAAAAATTCTGTAATACTCATATTTAATTGACATGAAAATTTTTCTAATTCTGCTTGTGTTCTAGGTACAACTAAACTGGAATCACTGAATGAGCTCAATGCTATAACCACAATTAATGTAATTCCAGTAACTATATCAGCCAAACATTCGTTACATTTATTATCACAAATTAATTTAATTATTAATTGTCGATAACATTCAATAATTTTATACACTACATTTAATTGTACATCAGTTAATGCAAATCCACCAGTGGTGCTTGGAGTTACAAATGTATCTACCGGTAATCTCATCAACAACAATTTTTGGGCTGTAGTTGAGGCATCATATTGCGTAAGAAAACATCGAGGATCTCTATTTCCAGACATTACTGATTTATATATAATTTTTTTTTATTTTAAAAAATTTCCAATTTTTAATTTTCCAGGTATACATCTTTTTATTTCATTTAAATGAATCATTTTGGATATTAATTTAATCCATTTGATTTTAATTTTTTTATACTTTCAATTCGTTCCATTTCTGTAGAAAATCTGGAAATCAATTCAAATATTACTATACCCACACTATAAATATCACTTTTATATGAAAATTTATTTTTGGATAAACTTTCTGGTGAATTATAAATTTCAGTTCCATAATGTTTTAATTTAATAATATATTGATTATCACCTAAATATTCCGATAATCCAAAATCAGTCAATTTAATATTATGATTCATATCAATTAATAAATTATTTGTTGAAATATCACAATGTATTATTTTTTTTGAATGAATAAATGTAACTATATTTATTAATTGATATATTAATTTTTTTATCATCTCATCACCTATATCTGATGTTTGTAGTAACTGTTTAACATTATATTTACATAATTCCATTTGTATATACAAATTTATATTTGATTCAGTAGTCGTCTCACTCGATGTACTATGACCAGACTCAATAAATTTAATATTATCTATACTGTTAGTAAATTCAAACCAAGAACAGTAATATCTAATAATATTGGAATTTGTTTAATCGCATAAACTACATTATCTATATTATGTGTACCTTTATAGATATATCCAAAACCACCTTTGTTTAAAGATTCAATATTATGATATTCATTGATAAATCTACCAGAATATGTTTCCGATATCATTGTCATCTTTTTCCAACAAAAACAAAATATATTAAATCATTTTTTTTTCCCTGATTGGTTTAATTAATAGCAACACGATCTGGTGGGGGAAGATTTGGTAGAAATTAATTTAACTGAATTGTATACATGATGATATTCTGTATCAGTTTGACGATATTTAAGAGTTTGATTAATAATTTGAGTCATGATATGATCAGATGCTTCAGTAATATTAAAATTTTGAATAGAACTGGTTAAAAACAATTGATATGGATATTTTTGAGTTATTTCTGATATAACTGATGTCTTAATTGTATCAATACAATCATATTTAGTACCAATTAAGACAATAATGGGAGGACGGTAAAATTGATGATCATAAATTTGGTCAATCCAATAATCTATTGATTGTGGACGACATAAATCAAAAAATATTAAAATTCCATGAGATTTGTGAATAAATGTTTTAGTTAATGATCTAAATCTCTCTGAACCACCCGTATCCCAGTAATCAAACATAATAGTAGTTTTTGGAACAGTTAATGACTGATTAAATAATCGTTGACAAAAACTAGTTTTGCCAACTCCTGAATTTCCTAATAAAATAATCTTGAAATTATTATTCATTTTTTATGGTGTTGATGCTGATGCTGGTCTAAAGATTGTAATTATGAAAGTATTAGTAGTACAACAAGTAGTAGTACAATTAGTATTAGTACAACATGATTGAGGACAACATGATTGAGGACATACTAACATGTATGTTATGACAATAGTTGCAGGGGTAGTAACGGCAGTCACATTTAAAACTATCGCACCCAGAGTGCTATTATATGCAACTGTATAGCCAGGTGATGTAGTACTGGCAGTTACTCCCTTTATGTATGCAGCAGCAGCAAGTGGAATAAAATACGTACCAACTCCTAAAGGTAGTGTCAAACTTATACTGCTTAGAAGACTATCACAGGCATTTTTAACTAGACAATCAAGACAACCTAATCGTTTGCTAATACAACAAATTTGTTGTTGAACTGAATTGATGAATGGAGGATATTCAAATGGCATATTAGTAGTTCGTTTTATATAATCAAAAAAAATAATAAAATTTTTTTTTTAAAAAAAAAGTGACAGTACTATCAACATGATAAATTTTTTTTAATAATTCAAAAAATCAGAATATGGAAAATATATATAGATGATGACAATTAAAAAAATGGTGGCAAATATGTATAATTATGATTAAAAAAAAATATTTTTATCAAAATTAATTAAAAACAGGATGAATATTATCCCATATACCATAATAGCAACTGGATTATATTCTGGATTAATTTCAAGTATTAGCACTTTAACAACATCAGCTTGTAAAAATATTAGTCATATTTATAACCATGATAATCCAGATATATATTTAGATTTGAAAAGATTAGATATTAATCGAAAATTAAATTTAATCAATTCGATATTGTCGTATAGACAGAACAATAAATCAGAAGAGACTTATGAGATAATAAAAGCGGAATATCAGAATAACCCAGTTATGTTATGTTTAGAATATTTAAGTGATATTATAGCAGATATAAATATTGATTTAATCAATATTAAAGAGAAAATAAACAGACATGATAATAAATATTTCAGAAATTGGCGTAATTTAAATATTAAACCGTATATGGATAAATTAGAATTAGATAATCAGATTTTAGATCAACGATTTATATCATTAGTCCAAGTTTGTCAAATTAACAATTTATTATATCAACAAACAAAAAAGATAGAATAATGGATAAACATGGGAAGATAATAAAATTATTATATAATAATTTGACGAATGATAGTAGAATAAAAAAGATAGATTATATGAAAGTGGGAAGATATTAAAATTATTGTGTGGTACAAATTTGACGAATGAGAGTGAAACAAAAAATGAAAACAAAAAAAAGATAGAGTAATGGATAAACATGGAAATCAAATTCACGAATCAACAGAAGGGAATAGCGGAGAGAGTATATGAAAAAAACAATATAATCATAGACGCGGTAGCTGGAAGTGGGAAGACAACAAGTATAATATGTATTGGTCAAAGAATGGGGGACAAGAAGATATTAACATTATTATATAACAGAAATTTGACGAATGAGAGTGGAACAAAAATAAAGAAGTATTGTCAAAATATAGATGTATATACGATACATAGTTATAGTCAAAAATTATATGGAATAACATGTTGTACGGATAATGGATTAGTGGAGATAATAAAGGGGAAGATAAAACCAAAGACGGAGGAGGAATATGATATAATAATAATAGATGAGGCACAAGATTTAACAAAAATAACATCAAAAATAATATATAAGATATTTATAGATGTGAAGCCAAAACAAGTAATATTTATGGGGGATCACAGGCAATGTATATATCAGTATTTGGATGCGGATCAGAGGTATTTAAATTCGGCGGACAAATTATATGAGGGGGTGATTACGGGAGAATGGAAATATTTAAGTTTAAGTGAGACATTTAGATGTACCAGACCGATGACAAATTTCATCAATAAATGTTTACTCAAGGAGGAGATGATGACATCAAGGAGAGAGGGGAAGAGTAAGGTGAAATATATAATGGCGAATTGTTTTCCAAGTGAAGAAAATTATAAATTGGGGGAGTATTTGGAAGATATGTTAATTAAATTTTTCGAAGACGGATATAATAATTCAGATATCGGAATAATTGGACCGACAATCAAGACAGGACAATCCCCAATAAATCATATAACAAATTATTTAGCAAGAAATAATATATTTAAAATATATAAACCGAATAATGACGATGAACAATTGAGAGATACGGAAGTATTAAATGACAAGATAATATGTTCAACATATCATCAATTTAAAGGGAGAGAGAGGAAAATAATAATATTAGTGAATTTTGATCAGAGTATATATCAATATTATAATTCGGACAAGAGGGATGTGGAGATGGTATGTCCAAATCGAATATATGTGGGAGTGACTAGGGCAGCAGATCATTTAATATTAATCCATCATTATCAGAATCCATATTTTTCATTTATAGACAGAACAATGATTAAGAAAATATGTAATTATGTATCATTACGTAAATATAATGGGAAAAATAAAGCAATTGGAAAAATCGGAAATACATATTCTGTAACTGATTTGTGTAAACATTTGCCATACAGTTTAATAGAAGAAATAAAGAAATATTATACAGTAGAGGAGATAAATCCAGAAGAGGAGATATTATCATTAAATAGAAAAGTGAAGATGAGAGGAACAACAGAAGATGTATCATCAATATATGGGACGATGATACCATACATGAGAGGAGTGGAATTGAAGGGGAAGAATGAATTATTCCAGACAATTAGTGAATGGATGACATCATCAAGTAAGATGATTAATAAGATTTGTAAAGGGAATATAGAGATGTATATAGAGTTAATAAAACCAATGATAGGATCAAAAAACATACAATACAATCAATTAGCATATATAATAAATTTTTACAACTGTATGATGGATGGGTATGTTCATATGTTATATCAAATAGACAATTATGAATGGATTAATGACAATATAACAATAATCAAGGAGGCAGTAACAAGATTAGATTTTTTAACGGATAAATGTAAATTTGAGCATTTAATAGAATATACAAC